GGTTTGCGCCTTTGTATTTCCGCCATTTCCAGTTAAGAATGGAGCTTGAAATCTTTGAATCGAAGATAATGTATTTAATTCGCTTGTCCCCTCGCTTGGCGCATTTTCTAATCTGCTCCACAAGCGCGTAAGTAGCTTCGGGATGGTCGTTGAGGTTGGCATCTATATCAATCGCCCGAACTATGCCATCGCGAGGGATGTGATCAGAATTAGAGCTGTTAGCAAGGTGGCGAGCATCAGCAATCCAGCCATCACTTTTACGATCGCGGCTAGGAAATTCATCGTCTATCTGCTCCCGAAGTTGCTGACCGGCTTTGCATAGTTTCGCCATTATTTTGAGGGATTGTGCTAACCGAGTAGTAGTCGGGCTTCCTCGGCGGTTATGCCTAGGCGGTCAAGTAGGGCTTGGCGCTTGGCTTGCGCTTCGGCTTCTTGTTGGGCTTTCCAAGCATCGTATTGAGCGAATCCTGCTTCAAATTCTTCTTTTGTGACTGCATTACAATCAAAACAATTAATCCCCTCAAAAGAATCGCCTGAAACCGACCAACCACCTTGCGGTCTAATCATCTCCATTACTTCAGTCGCAGTTGCCATAATTATGCTCCAATTTCCATAAGAATTAAAGATGAAGGATTGCTCAAATATTGCATAGAAACTGTCGTAGCCGTATGCCCTTTGAACTGTATTTTGTAAGTTGTCGCACTTGTTGTTGAAGGCGAATCTAAATAAGTCATACCATTTTGTTGCATATGGAAATTTGTTGAATCAGTCGCAATGTTTCTGGTGTGAGTAAAAATTGTTGTAGCGCCTCTTACTAAGCGAATATCAACAGCGGCATCTGCGTCCGCACCATTTTTTCTATAATAATACGAAGCAAGAATCAAAACTTTTGAAGTTGCTGCACTTGGGGTAATACTTAAAGAAATACCGGAATCAGTCCAAGTTGTATCACTTGAAACCGAAGTCTGAGTTGAATAGGTAGTAGAAACCACTTGCAACACTTTTCCGCCACCAGCAGCAGCGGCAGCCCATTTCATCCCCGAAGTCTCATTAGAGTCGGCTGTTAAAACATAGTTATTCGTTCCGACCGCTAAGCGACCGACAGTATTATCAGCCGTTCCAACTAATAAATCACCTTTTGCGTCTATTGTCGATTTCTGAACAGCGTTTCCGGCATTAGTGAAAACTGTGCTATCAATCGCCGTTCCAAGCGATCTGATTGCTGATGCGCCGTCTTTGACTAAGTCGGTATCATCCGGCGTAGTCCAGCTATAATTGGTCGTAGTTGCCATTAGCTAATTACTCCTGTCGCGTTTTGCCAAGTAAGTGTAGCGGATATAGTCGTCCAATCTTCGGAAGCATTGACATCTTCCCAAGCCTGGGTAAATGTGTTGAATTCGGTCGGGCTAAGTCTCAAGGTGAGAAATAGTCCGCCGACTGATGCTCTAAAGCTCCAGCCCTCGACGAAGCCTAAGAATGTCCCGCCGGAGATATTGGCTGGTAGGTTGCTAATAGCAACGGGCAAGCCCATCGCCACATTAAGCAACGCGTCCCGGTCGGTATCGTCAATTTCAGGGGATTGAAGCGGGAAGGTGATTGACTGGAATTCGGCGTAAGGGTAAGCCCGAAGGCCGATCACCTTGTCGGCGAAGGCTTCAACATCGTTAGCGTTCTTTAGGTAGGAATTAAATTGTTCGGTGTATAGCCCATAGGTGGATTGGCTGTCGGTGTCCTCAGCTGTGTAAGTGCTGTTGAAGTTGTTGCCATAATCGACTATCAGCTTATTGACTAGGTTGCCTTGTCGGGTAATGGCTGAGACGCCCGAGCCGAGTGCGTGACCGCCATCGAGCTCAACATAGCCATAAGTCTCCAGGTAATCCTGTCGATGGCTAGCGTCAGCATAAGAGATTCGGCCTTGAGGATCTTCATAGAGATATCCACCAGCGCTAGAGGCTATCTGTTGAGCAATAGGGGCAATAATGGAATCGGTAATCTGACGGCTAACCATTGTGTATTCGCCGGGATCGATAGTGCCTAGACCGACATTGCCAGCATTAGCCCAAGTAGTCGTCGCTTCATAAGAATCCCATTGTTCAGCTGGCGGGACTTCATTCCAAGACTCAGTTAAGAGTTGCTCTAATAATTGAGTTATCTGTCCGCCGTCTAGCGCTTCAGCCAAGTTGTCGTCAAAGAGTGCTCTTTGAAGTTTTGCTAGTGCTCCGACAGCTGTGATATTAAGTCGGGTGACTGTTGCTGTATTTCCCGCAGTCTGGACTTCGATTGCTAGGTCGGATATTCGACCGCCAAAGATAGGCACATAAGATCCAGCGCTGTCTTGGACTTCGATTGTGATGGCCGTATTAACTGTCCAGCTATAAACTGTGTTGTCGGTGTTAATGGCTGATAACTGGCAATAGCCCGGAAGGGTTGCGGAATTGAAGTCGGTGCGACCGCCAGTGATACTTAGGCTAGTCAGCGTAATATTAGTGATATCTGTGCCGTTGGCTTTTACTCGCCAAGTCGGAGTCCAAAGGGTCATAGAATCTGTGCCTGAGTCCTAATCCCACCGCCGCCACTTGTGCCTCGGTTTGTAGCTACATTCAAAGCATCGACCACAGCGCGGCTAAATCCTTCTTCATCGATAACAGTCGGAGCATTCACATTAATCGTAATGCCAGCTTCACCCATTCTTACTCGAGCAACATCAAAAGCGCCGGGTGCTGCGCTTACGCCGTAGTTGATAATATCCCCGCGCTCGCGAGCAACAACATCAGCGACCGATATAAGTGACGGGCGCATATCGACGATTTCCTCGACCACTTTTTTAGCGGCATTGGCAGCCGTCTCAACGGCTTTCGCAACTGTTCCGGCAGCTGATGAAGTTCCAGCGGCTCCGCCACTAGTCCCACCGATTCCGGGAATAGTCGGCAAGATTCCAGCTGCGCCACCAGTAGCGCCACCGCCACCGATTGAACCCCCGCCGAAGGGAAGCTGAATATTAGGCGAGATAGGTGCTGCGCCACCCGTTGAGATTGTGGGTAGGTTAGGCAAGAACGAAATTTTGTTATAGGCATTGATCAGCGAATTGATGCGCTGGATGGCAGCATCGATTAACTTAAGTAGTCCATTGATTGCGTCAGATACGAATCCAATTACCGGACTGACGATTTTGATAACTACGCTAAAAGCCGTCCCGATTCCTTGAATAGCCGATACGACTTGATTCTTTAATATAGGGACGAAGTAAGTGACGAAGAATTGATACAGAGTCTTAACAAGCTCTAATAGGCTGGCAATATTGCCCCGGTTAGTTTCAACTGCCTCGGAGACTTTACTGAATGAATCTTGTAGCGCGATAAGAATCGGATTGAGTGTGTTGCGAGCAGATTCAACGAAAGCCTTTACTTTAGCAATAAGTCCCTCACCACCGCCGAAGGATGCCGCGACTCTTTCAATTACCGGCAGGAATCGATCATTAAAGAGATTGACGACTTGTAGGGCGATTGGGAGTAAAGCTGTGCCGAGGACTATCTTCGCTTCTTCAAGTCGAGCTGTGAGGATACGCTGACTGTTAGCCATTCCATCGGCAGTTCTAGCGAAGTCACCTTGAGCGTCGCGAGTCTGTTCGAGGATTACCTTATGAGCTGCTAAAACCTTTTGCTGGGCTGAGAGAGTTCCAGTCCCGGAGTAGATACCCATCTCAAGAGCTTTAGCCTTAAGGGTTGCGTCATTGAGCAAAACACCATAAGCGCGGATAGGTTCAGATTCGCCGCGTAGGGCAGCGCCAAGAGCTGTAATGGCTTGATCGACTGAAGTGTTATTAAATGATGCTAAATCTGATGCTAACTGGACGAATTCGGTTGAGAATTCTGTTAGCTCCTCGCCAGCGAGTCCGGCAGACTTTCCGAAGATACCGAAAGTCGCCGCAGCGTTCATCGCTTGAGTTCGAGTTTGGCCTAGTGATGCGGCAGCCTTAGCGCCGAATTCTTCAATATTCTTAGCAGTCTCGCCGAAGATAACATTAACTTTTGAAGTGGTCTCAGCTAAATCTGATGCGGCTGCTATTGCTTCTTTACCGATTTTGATGGCCATCGCGCCAGCGGCAGCACCGACAGCGGCAAGAGCTACGCCGGCCTTCTTAGCAAAGTCGCCGACTTTATCACCAAACGATTTAGTTGTGGCGTTAGCCTTGTCCATTCCTTTGACGAATTGAGTCGTCTCAGCCAGGACTTCAAGTTTTAATGTGCGCCAATCCTTAGCCACTCTTGCTCCAATTCTGAACGACCTTGTTCATCGCTTGTAAATATTTCAAAGTCAATTGAGGCTGAATCTCGCGAAGTGCTGGGAAGATGAAATAACCTTTCGAGCCTCTTGTCCCGTAGCGTCCTGACCAAACTGGGAATTGCTTAAAACGCCTAGATCCGAATTCAAGTCCGCGCCATAAGACTTGAGTGGTGGCTCCACCTGAAAAACGCTGTGAAGCGAAACCAT